GGAATACGCGCCAGCATCCGCCGCCCCTGAGCCAATATATGCCGGAGGGTATCCAGCTTACGCCGTCGAACTTGACTGATGTCCAGCCTGTCTGTGGATCTCGTGCGGACGTCAACGGCGGCGGCCCTTTCCGAATGCCCCTGTGAACTTGCGAGACTCGCGCCAGCGCGTCCTTGCGAGGATGTAGCAGTGAACGATGGCATCAACTATGTCGTCATGGGTTCCGTTCGGGAACTCGCCAAGCTGTGCAATGGATCTCGCGTTCCATATATCTCTGGACATTACCATGCGCCCAGATGCGATTACCGGCTCAAGCTCACTTGCGCGCACCACCTTGTCAGAGGAAGCCGTGATCTTGTACACGACCGACTCGCCGTCCAAGATCTTCGCAATGGTCGTGTAGGCGTCCTTGTATCCCGCTACGCCCTCCACGCCTTGCCATACCGCAGGACCATCGCTGCGCGCCGTGCTGCATATAAGCTCGTTGCGCTCCGTGGCTTCCTTTCGGCAGGTCACTATGTCGCGCAGATGAAACCAAGGCTTACCGTCCCGCTCATAGTAGGCGCCAAGCGCGCCCACCGTTGAGTCCGGATCATTCTTGGCTACTTCCTTCTCCGTGCTCGCAAGATCCCATGCCCCCACCCATTGCACATTCTCCGGTATGCTCTCGGAGAAGGTGATCTCATCGACCTTCAGCATATTCCCGCCGCGCATGATCGGCTCGCCTTGAAGCAGTGCAGATGATGCGTAGGGTCCAAGTTGCGCAAACTGGGTCTCGTACCATGTGGCCGGGTAGCGTTCAGGGAACAGATACGTTCCGTCTTCCTGCAATGCCTGATAGCGGATGACTTCGTATCGCGGGAACTCTGGGTCGTAGTCTTCGTGCTGTGGGTTGTTGCGGTTGAGTATCCGCCCTATCGGGTCATCGACATGCCACCTAGTACCGATAAGCATTACCATTGGAACTGGAGCAAGGCGTGTGCTCAGGTCGTTCGTGAATGCGTTCCAAGCCTTATCTCGTATAGGTAGCGAGTCCGCCTCTTCCCTGTTCTTGATGAGGTCGTCGCATATCAATAACCCGGCACCGCGTCCCGTAACCGCACCGCCAACGGCCGTGGCATTCATCTTCCCGTGATGTCTGTGAAGTCCCCACTGCGACACCCCCTTGTTCTTTGGGTCCAGCCTAGACTCCGGGAACACCGCCTTGTATTGCGGCGTCTCCATCAGCGTCCTTGCGTCACGGCTTAGCTGGTCGGTAAGCGCCTGTCCGTAAGTGGCGAGAATGATCTCAAGGCTTGGGTGCCGTCCAAGTGCATAGCCCGGAAGCCGTCTCGAAACAATCTCGCTCTTTCCGTGTCGGAACGGGACCACAACGATAATGTATGTGGGTATCCCCGCTTCATAGTCCAAGAACATCTGGTCGATGCGATCACATATCGGGACGGTGTGAACGCCTTCAACCCACGGCTCATGAGGCGGAACAAGGTCATAGCACGGCCACGTGTAGCGGATGAAGTCAGCCATTGACGTGCGCGCCTTGCGTCTATGCAGCATCTCCATGGCGGCATCCTGATCGGATATCGCCGTTCCGTCTATGGCGCTTTCCCACTTCAAGTCCCAAGGAGTCTCCAGTCAGAGCAAATCTGGTACGTGCGTTTGGTGGCCCTATGAAGCAGGCATGTTCCATGTTCGATTGAGTCAGACAACCTGAAGTACTTGCAGGACTCGCATTCACGAATGGTGAATCGCGGACATGGGCCTTCTCTCTCAGGGTCGATAGAGCATCGGCGCGCCTTGTCTCTGAACTGGGTGCAGTTGATACAGGGGTGCATCAGATGTTATTTGTCTCCGCCGGGTCCAGCTCTGGAAGGTCAAGCGGGAAGTTCTCGGCTATGGCCGCGTCGCACCATGTCGGATGCCACACACCGTGGCAATACGCTGTGCCGTTCGGGAAGAACTCCATACCGGGCCGGATATGCACGAAGTCCGTGGTGGCGCTTACAGATTCTGGAAGTCGCCTGTCCGCGCTACTCCATAGGGAAGGAACCAATGCCCCGCGTGCCATCACGTTCGTGGTATCGCTCGGAGCGAACTGCACGCGCCCGGTGTACAACTGCCCGGGCTGTCTCTCTTCCCATACCACCGTTAGCGCACCGTCGATGAGGTCTATGGTCGTCATTGCTAGACGCCTCCAGAATGGCGCACAAATGACGTATGGGAGGATTTGCGGGCTTGGGTGGCTAGTTGCCCATCAACGCCGTGCGTAGGCGCTGTACGTCAAAGTCAGGAATGAATGGTGTGGAATGTATCTCTGACAGGATACGAGCTATGTCGTCGCATGTCGCCCCCTCAAATGTCCGTATCTCCCAGTACCCACCTTGCGGCGCAGGAAATGTAAGCAGCCGAACCGGGAAGCCTTGAACCCATTGGGATCGTGGTGCTGGCATGTGGCTCTCCTGTGGTTGGTGGAGAGGTATGGAGAAGTTCCGGTGGAGCAGGATTACGCGCATTTAAACGAGCGCAACCACCGGAACTTTCCACGGGGGAGGGAAGGGGGGCACGGAAACGGAGGAAGATCAAATGCTCAACCGGGTTCGCCAATGGCGTGTTGAGCGCGTTAAACTGGTGCTGCGACGCGACCGGATTGAATACCGGCATCTCCGCCACGAGTGAGCGCTATAGAGGCAGTATCCTAGTTAGACGACGCATTTCGCAACAAAGAACTTGTGGCTGGTGTCGGGGTCGAACCCACGGCTGCATTCCCTGCCAACCGGGCGGCACCAGCCGAAAAACCTATTCCTCCCCGAGCAATCCAAGCATAAGCGAAAGCTGTTGTATCGAGCGGTCCATGACTTGCGGGAGGCTTGAGGATATGTACGTGTCCATGATCCCATCATCCACGGAGATCCGCAGGAACCATGCTCCGTCTTCTCTGCGTATGACAGCGCGAATGTCTCGCACGTGCGCCTCCGATGTTAGTCTACACCCCTCTTTGTTCGTATTATTATACAGGAACGCACCACCCTAACGCAAGTTTTGTTCGAGTCTACGATTTACTGTTCTGTTTCATCGGATTCAGGCAATGCCTTAACATCCGCCGAAACATCCTGTTCTTTGGGCGCTGTAGCCGCGTCCTCGATCATCTTCAGCACCTCTGCCTCGGGAAGGTCCGCCATGGAACGCACAGGGCCACCAGCGCCGACGTTGAAGTTGAACTTGGAGTTCTCGCGGTACTTGTCCGGCAGCTCGGCCTTGAGGAAGAAGAACAGCGGCACCGGATCCTTCTTGTCCCGCTTCGTGCATATGAAGTCACCGGTCTTGTCGTACACCGGCACCTCCACGCCGTGCATGGCCCGGTCCCACAGCTCTGCCTCGGCGCGCATCACCTTCAACTCCTTGGCGCGAACAACGGCCTCTTTGATTCGGTCGTCCTGCTTGCGCCGGCGCATGAACAGGGACGGGCTGATCTCCAGCTTCTTGCACATCTCAAGAATGCCACCCTCTCGCATATGATGTCTATCTGGTGGTCGGTCGGCAATGGGGCCTTATGTCCTCGACCGGGGGTCCCACGGGGAAGCACGACTGGAGGCTTGGTCTTACGAGGCCTTGGCGTCTTAGGTGCGGTCATATTCAGCAATCTGTTCCCATGTAATGGGCCGGATGGAATGGCTCGGACCTTTTTGTTGGCGTCAACAAATTTGTTGGGCGCGATGGGTAGGTTTGCCCCAAAAAAGAAGGCCCACCGAATTTCGCATCGTTGAGAGGCGCGGCAGGCGTGATGCAATATAGTATCATATCCTGACGTTCCAACGCAACATAACTACCATGATGGACCTTTCGGCTCCCTTACCTTGAGCGGTCGCATGTGGGTCTTGCGCGTCCTCGACCGTTGGCAGTTCAGACAGTTGCACCGGAACACCTGCTCATCAAGGTTGCCACTGTGCGGGCGAATCTTCCTGCCGTGCATGTTGCGATACGTGCGGCTCATGCTTTTACCCCTACAAGATCGTCCACGATACGCTTCCATAGACTGACAGGGCTCTTCCAGTGTGCGTCATCATCCAAGTCGAGCCAACACGAGAACTCTTCGCCAGACTCATGGTTTACGGAGTGCCAGCGTCCGTTGTGCGTGAATAGATCCACTTCAAGCGCAACGTGTGTTTCGTGTTGCAGGCAGTCTATGCGCACACCGTCCAAGAAGGCATTCCAGCGTTGACTCTTCATCGTTG